GAATATGACCATCAATATTATCGACTGTAAACTCGAATGCATTACTAACATAGGCAGGATTATAATACCCAAACTGCTGCAAGGATGCTACTAATAGTTTCCGAGCAATGTGTGCCGACCCATTGAAACTGCAAACAAAATTTTTATAATCAATTTCCGGATGCATAGTATAACCATGCAGCTGATTAAAAAAATTACCTTTAAGGTATAGATCTAAATTAAACTTAATATCTAACTCTGGATAGTGTGCATTGACTTGGTCATTGGCAATATATTCGGTTTGAATTACATTAGCACCTTGTTCAACCAATTGAGCCAGGACATCACAATTCATCATAGGATCAAACCCGCCAAGGTGGTCAGTAACAGTCACTGGATGGCCGGGATCAAGCACAAATGTATTGTAGTTCTGAGGGGTTATTAAATTCAAGGTAAGATACAGTTACGTATTGCGGCGAGAACTCGAGCATGTGCTATTTCGTTTCCCCGAGACGACAAATGATTAAGCAGGCCGGGATGTTGATCTCGTATATCACAAAAATCCATGCAATCTACAGTTTTCTCAATTTTAAAATCAAATTGAAAGTTATCAATTACAATCTTCTTTGCATCAACAACAGAGTCTTCTACTGTTTTACGCAATAGCTTGTAGATTGTTTCGTGGTATTCAATATCAAAGTGATGCTTGAAGTATGCATTCGCTGATTGAATTCCTGGAGTTAACCAGTTTCTTACTCGACTAGCGTGAAAAGCAACATCTCCACTAATCAGATCAGATTGATCATGTAGTGGATCGCCACAGTGAATTGGATGCTTACGTGTAACAACCCGGTACGGGCTAGTATGAGCGATTAAGACCAAATCAAATTGGCAGGTATCAACAGATAAAACTTGTTGATAGATCTTATATTCGCTTACACCAGCCTGTGCTAAGTTGGTAACATCAAAATCTTTTGCAAGCAGATTTGGCCAGCCAACACTATTTTTATGTTTAACTGACCAATCTGCTGCAAAACTATCACCAACTACTAATACCTTCATTAGGCATTATTTTTGCCGTGCTCGGATCATTGCAAGAATGTCTTGAGCACTTTGCCCACCTGCAGCAGGTGCAGGCTTAGAGACAGGCGCAGAGAACGATTGCTCGGCTGCTGCTACATCATCTTCCCAGGGAGAAGGGTCAGGTGCTGCAACAGGTGCTGTAGGACGGCTGGTAGGTGCTGCGGACTCAGTTGCAGCAGCCGGTTGTGCAGAACCTTGAGGAGCATTCATACCAGCAGGACGGAAGTACTGTCCCCAACGAGCAAGATCGTATGGCTTGCCATCTACACTTGCTTCGAACATTTCCTTCATGACCTTGAGATCAACATCACTGGGCTTCTTGGGCAAGAACTCAGACAAGTCAAACAAGCCATGCTTCTCGATTGCGTCCATCTCTGCTTGCGTAAGTGCAGACTCTTTACGTGCCCACTTGCTGGTGCTGTAGTCAGCATAGCCGCCCTTGCCAGTCTTGGCAATGCGGTAGTCCAGACCGCGCATAGTGTCAGTGGGCAATTCTTCCAGTTCAGGATCCATCAGTGCGGATTTGATACCAGTAAAGATTTGTGGTCCGATAATGAAACGGCGAATCGGATTCTCGGGAGTCTTGTCATCAAAGATGGGATTTTCACGAACAAAGCCCTGGAACAAGTAACTACGCTTCTTCCAGTACTTACGACCCATATCTTCGAGACTCTTGTCCTTGAACCAAGTACGGACTTCGGCCAAGATTGGACACGAGTCACCATACATTTCAACGCAAGGGACTTGGACCATGACTTGCTTATTGTCTGTTTCACCTTTGACGCCGTTAAAGGGCAGTTTGATCATTGCACGTTCAACCCAGAAGAATGTGTTCTTGGGGTTACCATCAGCGAGGAATCGAACGTTTGCCGATTGTCCCTCATCCATGTTCCAGTGTGCGTAAATTGCGTTGTCACCGCCTCCTTGAGATTGCCCGCCTTTGTTTTGTTCAGCGGATTGAAGACGTGCGCGGATGTCAGCTAGAGATGCCATAATATTTTCCTTTCATGTGCCTATATTAGCTTTAAGTTGCCTAGTAAATGCCTAAGTGCATGTACTGAGTACAGTATATGCGATTTTATTTAGTATTACAAGACTGAAAGGAACTTTTATTACTCTAAATCTTAATGTTTGAGCAACTCCATTAGGCGGGTGAATTCCGAATTAACTTCCCGACTTTCGCTGCTCATATTGCTGGGTTGGGTCATCATGACCCCATCAGTATCCAGGTCTTCGCCCATGGCGTCCTCGGGCGGAGTGTCGGCTGCCTTGGGATCAATTGGTTGGTCAGGATTCTGCTCATCGCCACCGGGTACATCAACTCCTAGTTCGGTCAATCGATTCATGACTTCCGGATTTTCCCAAGCATTGGCGTTGGGATTTTGGGCAGCAATGTCGGACAGAATGTCAAACAACTCGTCATCACCAACTAGATTGTACAGTTGTTCTGTTGCATTAGTTGCGTCAGGGCCAACAACAAGTGGCTCGCTCATCAGTTTTTTAAGCTGCTGCTGGGTATCCGGGGCGTCAGGCAAGGCCCAGGTTCCTTCAGTGATGCCAGCAGCCCAACTTTCAAACTCGTCTGCTTCTCGCATTGCAGGCTCAGCAGGTGTTTGCAGGCGTGCTAGAATCGGTAGTGCTTCTTCGATACGCTGATCCACAGACTGTTCGATAAACATATTACGGATTGATTCAACAGCAAGCTCACGATCAGAAATAGCAGCAGGGTCAAAGCTGTCCCTAGATTCGTAGTAGCCGCGCTGGCTGATCATTTGCTTGGCCTTGGTCTTGAGTGCACCATAGTGCCGTATTGCAGTCTCGACCAACTCAGCTGCAGGGCCATCAAACTCGCGGCCACGAGCAGCACGGATAAATCTACCCAAGGTAGCAAGCTCGGTTACCAGGCTATTGATGTGCTGACCAAAAGCGTCATGCGGATTGCCGCCTTCGGCACAGTGTCGTGCCATGGCCTTGCCAGCAGACAAGTTGCGGTGAGGTAATCTGTATCGGCTTCCGTCTTCAGTTTCAACATACAGGCTGTCGATATTGTGATGGCGGGCGTCAGTTTCGCCCAAGGGACGACTGTGCTTGATAACCAATCTAGTTTGTTTAGGTTGGTCGCTGTAGCTAAACGAGCGATTGCCGTAGTAGCCCTCAAACAGGCCTTCCTTGATTGCAGCCATGCCTTGCATGGTGTACTTTAATCGATTGATGTTTTGGATACTAAAGCCAGAAAAGTTGTTACGTATAGCAAACGGTTTCAGTTGTTGAATAAAATCAAACCACTGCTTCTTGTCATCACCTTCCATGGTCTTACCGATATTGTCAGAGGCAAACAGCTGAAGATCGTTCTCTGGGCCAATAAGAATTACCACGGTACCGTAATTCTTATTGGGAGTTTTGAAATCAAAGCTGAACATCTTTGCATTTTCAATGTCGCCGGTAGACTTGCCTGCAGCATCTAGTGCCTCGGGCTCAAAGTCGTGCGTTATCAGCAAATCATAAAGTGTTTGTGAAGAAGAATTTTGCATAATAATATTTATGCCATACTATGCTTGTTAGAACGTAGCAATGAACGGCAACGGTTCAATAGAAACATCCTGGTGATCCCGCATTTGCTCGTCAAGATTTTGGTGGTAACTTTGCAGCACCTGCAACATGCGTACCGCTAGTATGGTGGACATTACAAGATCGTCGGTTTCCCCTATCTTGGCCTGATAACTAGTGCCCACAGCAACAAAGTTCTTGAGCTCGGATATAAGAGACGGGCTGTTGATCTTCATTCTATCAGTCTCGACCAGATTCTTTAACTTAGCACAAGCAGCAAGCTTGGGCTTGTGTGTGGTGTTAAAGCCCTTGCGTGTTCTCCGGGATACGCTTTGTTGAGGATCACTTAGGAAGTAGCCCTTGATGTTTTCTTCTCCGTACTCAGCAATGCTGATCAGGGCTGCTTCGCCAATGGTGTTGTTCTCTACCGAGTAGTAAATTGTCTTGTCGTCTCGAACAATGTCGTATATGTACTGAATGATGTTGGTAAAGATTCGAATCTGAGTAGGAATGTCAGTACGATTATGTCTCCACTCGGCCACCTGTTCAGTAGTGTTAGCTTCAAACACTTGGATCGCAGCAGGGTCACCACCTGTACCTAGACTTGGATCCAAGGACACGGTATAAATCCTATCCTTGACTGGCTGTTTGTACCATCGTACTTCTCCGGTCTTGAACAAGGGCTCGATGCCACGTAAGTCAATCAGTTTAGTAGGAGCAATAAGCGTCTCATCATTAATAATAAATTCGCAGTTCGATGATAACAACGAGTTTGTGTAGTATCTATGTCCGTCTTCAACTTCTATTAGATCGTAAACTGGTTCAATTCTTCCAGTGTCAATAATTGAAGTAACTGATAATTCTCCACTGATACTCAGTACAGTATCGCCTATTTGTAAATCACTCACGGGAGTTCTAACTTGATTCCCTGTAAACAATTTGTGATTATTGGTACATTCGAGCCAATAGCCAGCATTAAAATCTAATCGGAACACAGAACGATCGCCTACACGTCTAATTCCGGCAAAAGATTTATAACCGTTGGGTGTTAGTACTTTATATCCTCTGGTGTTTTCTTTATATATCATTGCCATGTTAAAACCTTGTAAGTATTTTTATCTGTGAATAGCCAGACTTTGTAGTGGTATCCAGCAATCATTTGTCTATGACATCAAATAATTGTTCGATTGTCATGGATATAGTGACGCCGTTTAGTTGTAAATCAATCTCTGTATTACCGTGGCAGCAATCCATCTCTCGACGGAAGCGTTCTGTGCCCAAGGCAGCACGTTGCTGTTGTGCCCAGGTCTCGTCTCGATCCGGGTGTTCATTCCAAAAGCTACGGTAAGCCTTGAATCCATTCTGTCCAACTGTGGTAGGATTGCCGTATTCATCCTCACAACGGTTAGCACCTTTCCACAGCAGCGCAAACTGGTCTTCGTCTGAGTTGGGAGTGCTGGTAATAATTGCCTTACCACCTGTGGCTAATGTAGGGCTAATGGATGTCCAGAACTCCTTGGCGATAGTGGGGCGCACGAATGCAAATTCGTCCGCGTACAGCAGCGAAATACTCATACCCCGGCCGGTGTTTTCTGTAGTGGTTGCACTGACAATACGGCTACCGTTATCAAACTCCAGGCTGCCCTTGTTGTAACTGGTTACACCTGCACGGATATGATCAGGCACAGACTCGTATGCATATCTAATACGTTGCATAATTTCCTGGGCACCGGTGTACTTGTGTGCAGCAACCAGGATGGTAGAGTCCGGCACAAACATAGCATGCCATAACAGGTAGCCAGCAGCACTGGTGGACTTGCCGGTCTGTCTTGGCATCATCGAGATAGAATATCTGTAGTTGTGATAGGTATCAATTAACCTGTGCTGATATTCAAACGGATGATACAGCATACGTCCTTGCGTTGGATGCTGTATATAGAAAAAGTGATCTAAAAAGTAGATAGGTCCGCTTACCGGATCCGCACAGTTGACAAATTCCTCAATGTGTGCTTGGGAGTAGGTAGACTTGGCGTGCGGACTTTTAATTAAGACGTTATCTAAATTTTTACTCATTTGATATCAACTGCCATTTTACGACGACACACAAAAATGTAATACTTCTCAGTGGCAGTGTCGGGTACCCGGTCATCAGAGAACGTTACCGGGAACTCATATTCATACCAGGTGGCTTCGAACCCGGTTCTCTGCAACAGGTTAGACCACATCTTCTTGTCCAGCACACTGTAGTGGTTACGGTTGCCTTCGTGATTGATCTCACAGTTTGGCTGCGGGACTTCAATATACAGCAGGCCATTGGGCTTTAGTGCTCGATTGTATTCCAACAGCGTAATGTACGGGAACGGACTGTGTTCAATGCTGTGCCGACAAAAAAGAAAATCCACAGACTCATCTCGTTCTTCGAGAAAGTTCATATCTGACAGCCGCACTGCATGACCATTGCGTTGGCACAGTTCAATATCTTCCCGACTCAGAGAAATGCCCAGTGTATTGGCGTAGCCACGATCCCGCATCTCAGTTAAAAAGTACCCAGGGCCGCAGCCCAGATCGATGATTCGCGCATCCAGGGGCACGTGCTCTGGATCAATAAATCGTGTTAGTACGTCTTTTGTTATCTGTTGATGGAACGGACTTTCGCCCTCAGAGTACACCGAACTTAGCACATGGTCGTAGTAAAACTTTAGTTTGAGTTGCTTGTTCATATTAGGTCCTGTAACTCTGGCCAAAGATCACGGAATCGTCGAGGATCATCAGTCTTGTGATACTTATTCTCTACCGAGTCAATGTGTTGCCAGAACTGTTTGCTCATGGTAGTGAGAGGCGGAGTGTATATCCTGGCGCTCACTGCTGAGAAAAATGATTTTTCCGCTTCATTAAGTTCAAACAGTGTGTGATATCGAGCTATCTCCAGCAGTGCTTGTTCTCGTACTGCTGCAGAGTGTAGGCCCGGGTCAAGATATTCGGGCTGATATAATGTTTGCCACTGTATGGTCACTTGCTCTTGATCGGCCCAGGCACGTAGTTCACACAGTCTAGTACAGTTGTATATGTTATACACTGCATGTACTCCGCCCCAGTGGCCGTTTGTGTTCATAAACTGTCGCACACGACGCACGTTGTCTTGTGTTACTGACCACTTGCCGTGATAGCGCACGTATTCAAAGCGTTCACCGATATTGTCAAAGCTCATGCTCCAACCCACTCGTGTTCGGCCTTGTAGTTTTTTAACTATTGCGTTGCGATCAAAGTCTATGTTCATGTTTGTGATCAGTGTCACAACACAATCATCCGGAATGACATCCAACAGGCGTTCGTTCTCGGGCAGCAGCAAGGGTTCTCCGCCCACCAAGGCAACTTCCCGTACACTGGATCGATGTTGCTCAATGTACTCACACACTTGTTCGTAGTAAGGTCGGGCGCCGCTGCGGTATTCAAACTTCATCAATGCTGCCCACTTGCTGGAGCAGTAAGGGCCGCAGTAGTTGCAGGCCAGGTTGCAGGTAATGTTCCAGCGTACATCAATAATGCTGGGCCGATGGTCATCTATGGCGGCTGTGGCCACGTCAAAATCCAGATTGGTGTTGTTGTGCCAGTCACGTTCACTGGTGCCGTAGCGTTCGGCCTTGATGCAGTTGCTGCAATACTCAGGGTGTAGGACACCAGATTGTATGGTGCGTCTTATTTCGTGTAGCTTGGGGCTTTGTAGAATTTCGTCAATGGATGAAGAGCCAAGATTGCCCAGCATGTTGGGATCACCAGCACAACAAGTTTTAACATCACCACGAAAATTGATGTGCAGGCCACGCCAAGGGGCTGCACAGTAACGTTTTTCCATGCATCTATTTAATGGATAGTTACTGTGCTATATTATTATCCGCGCTACGCGGCCAAATCAGTATTGTGCTATTACCGGCGACGACGTGTGAATACCGGCATTTTTACGTAGTTGATCCAGGGTTGTATCAGCACACTCGGTGTCTTCAACTGGATTGATTAGGCCAGCAGCTCGCTTTAGCAACTCGAACTCGACTTGTTGCGGTGGGATCATAACTGCATTATCAGTACCATAATCTGTATTATTGGGCACGTCTACAGCGATACCAGTGTTGACCGTGTTTAATTCTGCCGGATTTTGCGATTGGTCATCAGGCTGTCCCTGATCCATCTTCGCATCCATTGCATCGGCCACTTGACGTAATATATCACTGATTTTCATCTTGGGTATCCCTTAAATGCCACCACTGGGCTTTTTATATTTGTACCAGGCAATTCTTCACTATCCATATCACCGTTATTTAAATCTTTATGCGCTAGGCCGGCAGCGGTATATGCTAAATTGAGCATGGCTTGTTCTTCTTTGGTGTAAGGGTGTGCAGTGTTGTGTTTACCTACCCAACTTTCACTATCCATTTCTATTGGGTTTATTCCATCACTACAAGCCACAGCCATCATTAAACGATTTAAATCATATAGTCTGTCATAACTGTCTATTTTCTTTGAAAAAATATTTAACCCACGAGTTGCTGCTTTCTCACGCTTGGAAATTTTAGCAGGCACCGCCTCAAAAAAGAACTCACGGGCTCTCATTGTTAGACCTGTCTTACTGCGTAAGAACCAGATGTTGTGGTTCCAACTTCTTGCGCTGTAAATCCTGATCCCACAATTGTAATTTTGTTCCCCACTCCCACAAATACATCTTGTGATGCATTAGGCGGGACTAGAGTCGGTGCTGAAAACAAATTCCCAGTTGCTGTAGGGTATATCAGATCAATCTGATAAGTTACAGAAGTAGTCCCAGTGGCAATACGTGCCTTGTCAGTGTACCAGGCCTGGGCGCTTGCTGATGTATATACGTTGGCTTGTGCCATTTTTAATTTTCCTTGTGTTTACCATGCACGACACGACCAATATCGTGCCTTCCATCTTGGCCCCGGAGTGTCGCAATTGTGACGTGCACGAAAGCTTTTTCGACGGGCGGGATTTGATTTTTTGATGCGCATGGTCTTGTCGCCAAAGTTAACCTTGACCACATTGCCTTTTGGGCCACGAACATAAACTTTACTCTTCTTGACATCGCCCGGTTGGGGTTTGCCTAAAGAAACTTCGCGTCCTTGATATTCAGCTTCGTCCATGGGACCAATCGGCACAATCGGCTCAGCCTGTATCTGCTTGTTAACTAGACGCATTTCATCCTGGTCAATTTCATTAACAGATTGCTTACCTAATCCAGCCAATGCACGCAGTCGACTGACATCTGTGCGAGAATCTTCTTCTTCTGACTCTTTAGTATAGCCGGAGCCAACTGGGCCATAACGACGAATAGTTTCCAGTTGGTACCCGGCAGACTCAAGCAGTTGCATCATGTCTGCATCACCGTTAAGTACAATGCCGTCCTCGACCACATCAACTATATAACTTTCAATCAGTTGATCAAAATCTAGTTCAATGTCAAAGCTGTCCCCAACGGCTGGTCCAGCTAGCCGTTGTTGACCTTCGGTAATGTACTCTTGCAACGATTTCATTATGTATCTTGACGATTGTAAATGGTCCACAGGCGTTTCTCGATGCTTTCGCCAATATCTGCCGAACCAAGATTGACCTGGGGTGATTGTTTAACTCCCAATCGCTTCATTGCCAACGGGTTGTCTGCCATGTTGTTAGGATTCACTTGTACTTTAGGACCGTTAAGTCCGCCGGCTAGCTTCATGACCATGGTATCTGTGTCAGCGTACATTGGGTCTGGACTGTTAGCGTGGTCATCTTCGTCAATATGATCACAGCCGCAAGGTGATTGGCCGCAAGCACCGCATGCTTCTGCAGTGTCACCAGCCGGTGCTTGTGATTCCATGCCAGCCAGCTTGAGAATTTCCGCAAGGCGCATGGCATCATCATCGGTGGCAGTAACAGTCAAGCTCTTGGTTCCGTTACTGTTTGTAGAGAGATTCATGCTGATCTCTTCGTTTAGCATGGTCTTTAGCTTGCTGCTAAAACTCTCGGCTAATGCGCCCTCATACACACCCTTGCCAAATTGGACGCCGCCCTTGGTTTTCTTGCCACCTTCAGCAGGAGCAGTAGCTACAGAGCCAGCAGTTGTGGTCTCTTCAACTTCTTTCTTTAGACCTGCTTTCTTATCAGCAACTGCCTTCTTCATTGGCTCTTTCTTGTTGCCGTCTTTGTCCATGTCTAAAAAGTCTGGCTTCTTGCCGGGCTTGCCAATGTCCGCACCTGCTCTTGCTCGCTTGGCGCTGTAGTTACCGGCTTCTTTAACTGGCTCGTCACCGTCATCTTTTGATTTCATATAATCACGGGCAGTGTCAAGATAGTCCACAGCCTTGGTGATCTTGCTTTGAACCCACTCGGGCAAGTTTTCATCACTGTCAAGAATACTGCGCAATTCGCTAGCAGCGTCGGCGGCAGTGGTAAGTTGATCCTGGGCCATTTCACCTTCGCGATCATACTCGCCGCGATTGGCTGGATCAAACTCGTCCTCACCTTCCGCCACACCTTTACCGGCACCGGCAGTGGTGTTAATGTTGCCGGCGTAGTTCGCGTATTTTTTATCTGCGCTTCTAGAAGAAAATGCTGTTTGTCCAGCGGCGTTAGTTGTCTTAGCACCAATTTGACCAGGGGTAGCAGATGATGCAGCTCCGCGTTGAGGAGCAACACGATTACCGTATCCGGTCGTCGTTTGATCTGCTCGGTTAGTTGCGCGAGATTGTTTAATATCTCCTGCTATTTGATCACGCTCGGGTTGTGTTTGCGGCGGACGAATTCCTTTATCCCCGTAATATAGACCACGAACAGCTTCATCCACTTCACCCTTGGCAGAGGCGCGCTCACGTGCCTTTTCTGCCTTTTCTTGATCGGCCATCTTGGTGTGCTTGACACCTGCCTTGCCTGGTAATCCGCTCTTGGGCTTGTTGCCCACAACAAAGCTTTGTAGCTTGCTGGCTTCATCACCAGAGAAGGGTTCACGCTCTTTCTTAGGGCGTCCACGCCCACGATCAATCTTGGGTGCTGCTGGCTTCTTTTCGCCGCCTTCTTCATCGTCTTGGTCATACTTACGACCATATCCGCCAGGGGCAGCGCGATGAATTCGACCACGAGGAGTTTCTTCAGCAGACTCGTCTACGCCGGCTTTTTCTTGACTAGTGTCGCCTGTTACTTTGTGTGTTTTTCCACCAACCATAAATGTGGGTTTACCGGCACGGATAGCATCCCGACGAGCTTTAACGAATTCGTTACCTTCATCCATTTCGTCTTCTTCTCGACGGCGTTTTTCGTTATCTTTTTTATCTTCTTTATCTTCTTCTGACTCATCGTCGCCGTCAGGATCTTTGTAATAACCTTCTTCAACTTCGGACTCGCGAATTCCGGTGCGGTCTTTAAGTTTTTTCAATCCTGCAGCACCAGTTGCGCTTTTGCTGCGTTCAGCTTCAAGATCTTTAAGGGTCAGCTTTTCTTCGCCGCTGTCCTTGCGTTTGTACGCAGGGATCCGGCTCTTGTCAACCGCAGCGGCGCGCTGCACAGCGGATTCATACAGTGGAGTACTACCAACTGAATTTAATTTTTTGAGAATATCGTACATGTCCATGATTAGTTTCCTTGTGGCTGTTTGCCGGTTGCTGGTTTTGCGGGGCGCTTGACATTTGACATGGGGCTCTGGATGCCCTGTGGCAAGTCATTTGTGGTTTTTGCTGGTGGGGTTTTACCGCCTGCTACGGTAAAACGGGCTTGGCTGGCCGAGTTCTTGACTACTTCTTTATCTTGCGCTGCTGCTGCATAGTCTTTCTTGATGCGCTTTTGTTCAGCATCAGTTGGCGGGTACTCGCTTGTAAGCAGATCCTTTTGATCCGCAATACCCAGCAGTTCCTTGTCCATGCCTTCTTGCCACTTGATAGTGTTCATGCCGACACGATCAGGGGATAAGCCCAGGAGCTCAACCACTTGTTCAATCTGTGGAGGAGTTGCAGGATACTTAAAGCTCACATCAATCATGTTGACTGCGTGGTTAGGGTAGCCCGGGAACCCTTGTGGCTGAGCCACAATAGGTGTAGTTTTAACTTCACCAATGCTGGCAGGTTCAAACTTTTTCAGCTGGTCCTTGAATTGTTTTAAGAATTCAGGGGACACATCGCCTACAATCTTGATGCGGTAGTCAAAAGTCTTTTCACTTTCCACTAGATATTGCGCAAATGTTTTCATATCAGAGTCCTATGGCTGTATTTAGTGTTTTACCAATATTATTATTTGGTTCAGGTTGATAGAGATTGGTTACGTAGTCGACAAATTCGCGCTCGGCCTTTTGGTGTAACTGGTACCACCGTGCATGAATCACCGCAGCTGACTCATAATTATCGTCAAACCCCAAGTAGTCAATCATGCTTGCGTAAAAATCCCGGTCTAGTACTTCGGTATATAAAGTGTCTGCATCTAAACATAAACAATTATTGAGTCTGGCGTATGTTTTAAGTTTGTGACTCATACTTTTAATAGACAATTGAAATCCATCAATTGTCATATTGTTTAAGCTAGAGTTAAATTTTAAATAACAGCGCAATGCAAGATCTGGGGATACAGTACAAAGTATACCTTTGTATGTACGTGTAATTTCAGACTGTGCAGTATAGTGATGCTCAAGTGGAATTACTGGATCTAGTAATTTTCGAATTTTCCACTCCGTATGTAGCCAGTTGTGCCAAGTACGGAAATTCCCATAAACATATTTAGAAATATAAATTAGTTTGTCATCAATAGTGTAATATGGCCAAAAATGCTTGCTGTGGGTATATATTTTTGCTTGTATTTTAGCATCCAATGTTAACATCCATCGTATGTGATTTCCAAACCCACCTATGGGGGAACAAATCCACCCAACTGTATCAGAATTTAAAAAATAGATGTTTAATTCATCAATTGGTGCTCTTCTGGCACTAACATCATCAGACATTACTCTTCCCCAGTATCTGACGCAGTAGTTCGTTGCGGTCAAGTACATGGCCTTGCCCAGTGGGGTGCTCTACAGAGTCCCCAGCTAGGTCTCGATCTAGCTTGACTTTTTTAAGTTGCAACTCAATCATCTTGAGCTTTTTATTAAGCTTGGCATTCTTTGCTGTGATAGCATGGCCTAGCATTTGACTTGCCACGTTGAAGATTTCTGAAGCATAGCGGCTGTCAACATTCATCCCTAGGTCCATTAGATTGTCAAAGCTTTCGGTGGCTTTTAACGCCAGGTCATCCATCTCTTGGTCACTGGACTCAAGCCCTCGCACTGCCGGCAAGGCTGCTTCAATCTTGTCCAGTGCATCTAATGTTTCGGGAAGAATGGTTAGCTGTGTTTGTATATCATCGGTGTGGGCGGGCACACCTGGTTCAATATCACTACTATCCTGGTCACGGGGTAGGTTGAACAACGCCTCAAGGTTTTTGTTGGTTGGAAGGGACATAGCATATTTAATGAGTTAATTTGCATGATTCAAAGTCTTTGCGATGTTGCAGAGAATATTTGACCTTAGCCCATGAGATGTTTAATCGTTTAGAAATTTGTAGATTGTTTAGCCCAGCATCGTGCAAAGAAATAATCTGTAATGCAATGGTTAAATTTTTTTGTATGTAAGTATTCAGAGTAGATTGACGCTTTGAATTGGTCCAAGATTTACCTTTTCTTGCGTTTGCTGCTTTAAGACAATTATCTAATCTAGTTTGGATTGCTTTTTTAGTCCAAGTTTTAGATTTTTGATATTGTTTAATTTTTTCTTTAGTCGATGATAACATTTTACCAGAGCCGCCATCCCCGGTTTCTGGTTTTAAATTAGCCCATGCATCATCAACAACAACATTCCATAAGTCACTGTAATACTGTCCCCAATATTTTACGTCGTTATTAGTTTGGCATTCTTTAAGAATTTCAGTGGTTACATCATTTCCGTGTTTTGATAGATGACGGCACCAGTATATGCCAGATCCTTTGTACTTGTATGGATTTTGTATTGTTTTGCCCAGGTATTTTAACCCAGTTTTGTTATGTGTTTTCACATAGAGATAAGTAGGCATGCTGATTGCTCCTTCCAAGCATTAGAGTAGTTGGATATTCCCGTATCGCGAACTACACCTTTATTTACCGCCGTTCCTGAACAAATCCGATTCGGTGATAACGCGAAACACCAGCCCATTTCGTGCGCACCACTTCTGAGCGGCAGCCCACTTGGCGTAGTTCACTGCCACAATAGCACGGTCACGGGAAGATTGTTTAGATTCAATTACACTTTGTTTTTTTGGTTTGATCTCGATTACTTCTGCGCACATCCGGTCATCACGGGTACGGTATGTGATAAGGAAATCTGGAATGTATATTGTCATCTTGCCCGACAGCGGGTTAAGATACGGAATACTGATTGATTCACTGGCCCATTGCAGGATATGATCGTTGTTGTCGCAAAAGGTCATAAAGCTGTGTTCCCAGCCTGATCGATACCTGGGTTCACGCTTGCCTACATATTTTGCTCGATTGGTGACCTTGTACACCCCTTGCGCAAACTTGCTCATAGCAGTACGTTACGGGCGGCCCAGTAGTTCGGGGTAATGGCACTATTAAGTCCCAGTAATGTTGCTGGACTACGTATGCCATTAAGATAATACACCATGGTATTTGACAACTGAATTTCTGTCTGAGTGCCCGGCGACTGCCCGCCCACTTGAGCCAACAGCGACAATACCGGTACTTTGGTTTGTTCGGCAATTCTAAACAAGCTTACTGTAAAACTTCTAGCAATCTGTTTGTCTGTGCACACAGATTCAAAGTAGCTGTTGACCACGTCATACGTATTTGCATCAACATCTACCCCGAACTCATAAAAACTATCAAACACCCGTACACTTAGGTCAATGTTTTGATTGGCTATATTGATTGAAGATTCCATACTTTAACCCCCGGGATTAAAGGCTGCAGGACCACCGGTGGCAGGACTTGCAGGACCACCTGCGCCAGGCGCTGGCCTGGGGAAATTAAAAGTACTACGGGCTTGCCCAGGAAGTGTTTGTCGTAGCTGTCCAATTGCACCGCCTACAATTCCCCCGACATCAGATGCAACAATAGAAGCAAGATTTTTGCCTTTAAAGGTATTGTATAATGTGCCGGCGTTTTGTACCGCACCTAAAATATTACTTAGGCCTCCTCTGCCTTGTGTCACTGCTTGCAAATCTCCCATAATACCTATTCCTGTGTCCAATAGTCCACCCTGTCCAATGACACTGGCAATGCCGCCCGGTCTCGTCAATGGGCTTGATCGTTGATCATACGCATTAGGATCAGCAAATCCAACAACGTTGGTGTCCGGTCTAACTGATCCAATTGCGCCCGAGTAGTACTTAACAGTTTCGTACTGGATGGTCATTTTGTTTTCCATGACCCCGGCATCCTGAGAGTAATCGTACTGATCATGACTCCATTGGGATATTACTGGATTAATCAACACATAGCGAACAAACTTGTGTTGGTTGAATCCGTAGATGCTAATGTCACGGAAAAAACTCGGCTTGCCGTTAGCCGAACCGGTACCATCGCTGTAGCTTTCGCCAACATAACCCCAATCGGATACTGCCCGAGTCTTGTCATAGATATCACGGCCATTGTACCTGAACCCCATTGGTTTGGTTTGCATCGGACCCGATGTCCCGGCAGTAGTGGCTATTCCATCATAGGGCTGAACTGGGTCTTTGTAGTAATAAGAATAATAGTTGTACCACAAGGTACGAATCAAATCGTTACCATCGTCATGGAATGCCACACTAATGGGATCGTAATTGATCTTTTTCTGTATTACTCGTTTACGATTGTATTGATTGAGAATCTCAGTGTCAATTGTAAACTTCGGTAAATCGATGTTTTTAACCAACAGGCCAATAGTGGAGTTTTCACCCGAGCTAAAGGCATTTCTTAACATAGGTATACCTACCGTTTCAAGGGTAAAGTATACGTGGAAAAGAAACTTGAGTCTAGGACTATTTGCATACCCGTTTGTTTGAAACGTTTTGCTGGCATGCGTATAGTCCCTGAGATAATCATTCCCAAAGAATCCGTTGAGGAAGTCCTGACCAAAGGCCATAAGTGATTATTACGTTGTAACGTTTGAAACACCAGTAACTACATCACCTGCTAGGCGACCGAGTGACGTACCAACACCACTTTGCACCGGTGCCTGTACAGCATTATCAAAGCGGATGCTCATGCTGATTGTAACCACTTCACTGCTGGCGTAGTTTAGGTCATTGTAGTTGACGTTTTGTAAGTAGCAACCGTACAGTTCCCAAGTTTCCAGCACAACAGGTTGATTGACACCGTTGCCACCGTCGAGCATTTCAAGTTTAGTAACAAACTTGTAGTCAATGCCCGAAGCAGCACTAGCTTGCTCCATGAAGTCCAGCTGTTTCTGCAACTGCTGACCCACCAGCTTGGTCACGTTACCCGAAGCATCATCACGCAAGTTAACAGTGACCATTTCCCAGGTATGTTTACCAGCAAGATATAGCTTGCTGTTGTAAATGTCAATTGTGATTTCTTCAAACGACACCGAAGGACGAGTAAAGTCGATAACTTGTTTAGTAAGCTCGGTGCGCGGTGTAGCAACCCCGAAGTTTTCAAACATCACCCGGAAGCGATATTTTAACTTGGGCATCAACAACCCTTGTGTTGATGCTGATTGGTCGCTTGCCAGCGGAACTGTCATTCTGGTAAGTGATGAAATAGCCATGTTATAAATCTCCTATAATATTATTTATGGCCAAACTGGCCAAAAAAAACGGGGCTCAAATGCCCCATTTTCGTGTATAGCGGCACCGCTAATAATGTTTTTTTAACATTATTAGCAGGTGTATCGGGCTTAACCTCCAGCAGATATCTCGCCGGTGTTCTTGATTCGCAACGGAATATAGATGAATTCAATTGCCTTGACTGGCTCAATTGCAATATCAACATACAATTCATTGCGGTCGATACGAGCCGGTGTGTTGTTAGATTCATCGCACACAACCAGGTAATCGTAAATACCACGCTTGGCAACCAGGTCCACCATCAAGCTTTGAATAGCATTGCTGATTTCATTACGTGTGATTTGGTCATTTGGCTCAAACACAAACGTCTTACCAATCTCATTCAGTCGACCACGTACAAACGCTACTAACCGTGCAACGTTGATACGGTCCAGAGCAGATGCCACAGCAGCTTCGGTCTTGTTACCATAATTGACAATACCAACACCCGGGATGAATGTGATTGGATTGATCTTGTTTTCGTACAGAATGTCACGAACACTTTGACCAGTTGCAATCGTTTGGAACTCGCCAGTCTGTGAGTTGATGTAACCAATCAGTCCAGCATTGTCAATCAGACCACGACGCACTCCAGCCGGAGCCAACCACGGATATGCCACTTCGTCACTACGTACAATTGTACGCAGCATCATGTGACTTGGAGGTTGAACAACTGGTGATCCGCCCAGATCTGTAGTTTGGCAGCTTGGATAGAACACTCCCAAGTACGGATCGCTAGTTGTGATACCGTCTTCGCCACCGTTGCCCAGACCACTAGCATTAGTTGCCCAGGTAACAAGTTCATTACCCGATGGGCCAAGACGCAGCGGAGTATCACCAATAATGAATGCAGTATTGCTACGCTCATTGTTGAGTGCAACCATGTTAATGATCAACTCTGGATACTGTGGGCAAGCAATCAAGTTAAATGCTGTCTGCTCTTCACGTAATACTTCTTGTGTGTCCAAACCACTCTTGAGTGCAGCAACTACAACATTACGCACAGCCTTGCGACCCATGTACGGGCTACCGTCATTCCGATTGCCGCTGATTGAAACCCAGGCATTTGTTTCCAGTACGGCCCAGTATGTTGTGTTAGTCGGAACATTCCCGGTGCTTGCTAAGATACAAACATAAATCACACCGTTGTACAGCACTTTGTTATTAACTGCATAGCTGGTTGTGGATGTGTACTGGTCGACTGAGAAGTCGTTGGCATTAAAATAGTTGCTTTGGAAATTCTTGACGTTGAATCCGCTGCGACGTGTGTTAAACAGTAACATACCTTCAGGATAAATGCTTACCACTGGTGCATCTAAGTCAAGATAGTTGCTGGTTAGCAAACTCACAATAGTAGGATAGTTGTCGCCAACTGGATCAGTTGTGCCATTTGGTGCCCAACGTGCATCAGCGAAAAGTACACCATTGCTGGTAGTCTGATCGGTGTTGTCAATAGTCACCCAACGATCTGCACCAGTCTGATTGTCCCAACGCTTGATAACTGGATATATTTCCAAGTTGCTGGTATCAATCCAAAGATCGCCATACACAATCGGAGTCTTATCACTTTGCTCAGTTGGCTCAGTAGGACTAACAATTGGACCATCTGGGTCTGTCACTGTCAGATTGAAACCACGTGTGTCATTGTCAACTGTGCGATATCCGACCCAGGCGCCATCATTCAGAATCATGATGTCAACTTGATTTGTAGCACTGTAATACCACTTACGACCATCAACTGGATCCACGCTAGGTGCTGCATCGCTAGCAGTGTAAACCAGGGCTGCAAAGTTTGAGAAGTACAATCCATCTCCATCTTTACTAGTCATCACGCCGTCAGCTGGTGCTGTAAATCCAGCATCTGCAATTGGTGTGCCTGTTGTGTCAACCACCAAAATCACACCACCTTGACTATGCACAAAATTAATTGTGCCAGTGCTGCTGATCACAGCTGACACATATGGCACGGCTGCAGCACTCACCGCAGCAGAGAAGTTTGCTGCGGTGCCAGTACCACCGATAGTGACTGTAACTGCGTTAGACAATGTTGCAGAACCAGCCGAGCTAGCCTGAAGTGTAAATGTCTCGCCAACAGTAAATGTTGGGTTAACGACTGTGCCCGACACAATTGTTTGGCCAGATGCATAAAATCTAAACGGCTCTATTGTAGCAGTTGGCATTTCAAGATTATTGACCAGCAGGGTAGTTGCATTTGATTCAGCCCAGAGAGTTTCAACTGGGATATTTGCGCCACCAGCTGATGGATCAAGTCCATAAATCATTGCTTCTGGAGTAAGATATACCGGAGTGTCAACCACAAAGAAATCTCCAAGCACGTCGTCGTATCTCTTAATTACTATCTTGGTGCCTAAGTTAGGTTCATTCAACTGGATGAACACAGATCCAGTTGGGCGTGGAGTTGTATCAGTGCTTCTCCAACGCGGAACTTGATAGCTGTATCCCTGCAGCAGTATCGGTGCAGAGTAAGTATCAGCAACAATGCCAAGCTGAGTTAACAATGCAGGGGTACTGGCTGTACTAATCACAACAAGGCCACCGGTGCCGCTAGACGCGTCGGCAGTAGCATCAGCGTCTGCATAAATTTGCAAGCGGTTGCTTGAATCGGCCTCGGCAGTAACACCCGAAATAGCTGCCGAGTTGATTGCACCGACCAAGGACGCTAGTGTATCGCCGCCCGGAACAGCAACTGATGTACCATTGATGATGATGACATCACCAGTGTTTAATACAGCGCCAGAGATTGATTCGGTGCCTTGAATTGTGGGCCACGATGCTTGCCAAGTATCTCTACCAACAAGAATCCACTCGTTAGCTACAGTTTTGTAATAAATTGGATTCTGAGTATTTGTGGTGTTAACTGCGTAATCACCAATACTACCAACGTCCGAGCTCGGAATAGGATTGCCCTGAGCTGTGTCAGTAATAACAATAGGTGTCTTGTTAGTGAATGCACCGGTAGTTTGGTTCCATTCGAAGATCCCCCATTGGGTCTGTAGTGTATCAAGCCAATAAGTTCCTGACGCAGGAGCACCAGTTGGGCGAACCAATGTTGCGGCCAGCTCAGTAAGATCAACGTTTGCACGTTGTACATAAGCACGATTGCTGATGCCCAAGACTGAGTGCGCGGCTAACTGGCCAGATTCATTCAGCTCGTAGCCATTGATGGGAGTGCCGTCGGCAGTCTTGTAGAAGAACGGGTTGCCAAAAGTAGCAGCCAGGTCTCGTTGACTTGTGACTAAGTACAATTTATTGGCATTAACTTCGAGTGTACCTGCTGCTACCCCAACGCCAGAGCCAGAGACTTTATCCTGGGCTGTGGCAATTAAGATGTAAGGAACCGAATTGGTCGGCCCTTGCAGATAGTTGCTCTCGTCAATAACGGTTACTTCTACGCCTGGTGATGTTAGTGCCATATAAATTATCCTTCTAAATGGTTATACGGATATTTACCGGATAGTCGGAAATTCAACTGGTTACGGAAGCCTTAATCAAGGTCCGTTACGGTAAATATCAATATGCGTCCACTATGTAAAGCCTGCAACAAACATCTAGCAGCAATCAATGGGTACCATAATAGCAAAATCTATTACAGAAGCCGTTGCAGCCCTTGTATACGGCGAGGACGCCAACAAAAAGTGCCCAAGCCCAGATGGCAATCTGCAGGGTATAAGAAAAAACCCACATGCGATCGCTGTGGGTTTCGTGCTAGACATCATAGCCAGCTAATGGTATATCACACCGATGGTGATCTAAACAACTGCGAACTAATAAATCTTAAAACAGTGTGTCTCAATTGCATTGTTGAGATTACAAGACTAGAGCTTCCGTGGCGGGCAGGAGATCTTGAACTAGATCCTTGACTCGATTGTGTAACATGTCAAGTGACTCATTGTTATCAATAATTCGGTCAAACTTGGTTCCAGCCCAACTGTATTCACTAGCATGCACAGCCGGATAAAGCTGTGGCATCATACCTGGATTAGTAACAGCCAACTCAGCCCAGACAGGTGCTACTCCTCTCTTAACACAAACAACAACACCACCTGCTGCTTGTATAGCAGCAACTTCATTCGGGAATCGACAATCACTGATCACCGTGTTGTCTTTGATCTTACGAAGTTTGTTTTCAACACTAGCAGTCCAGATGTCTTGATGGAAGTGTCGACGAATTACTTCTGTTCCTAGATTCTGCATTGCCCATCGCGGGGTTAGATGCGGAATGCCAAGCCGGTCAGCCCACCAGGTATCTACTTGCTCTCTCCATGCACGACTACTGCTGGTTCGGCCCTCGAGCATGATTCGGTCCCATCCAAACACCGCAGCAAGTGTGTCTTTAAGCGAAGCTGCAAAGCTGTCTTGCCCGAAGCCATGCGAACTTACTAGATAATCCGCAATGGTATCTTTCCCAGATCCGATTAATCCGCATATCCCAATGATCACAACTGTTCCTTGTTTATAGTATAATCGTTAATGTATATGTGCACTAGCTTGGCGTTGGCATGAAATTTACCAATGTTGTCATTGTAGTACTGTTGCATGTCACCGATAGACAGGTTAGCAATCAATTGTTTTACACTCCTGATCATGTGCTTTGTTCGATATGCAAATCTTGATTCTGTTTGGTAGCTGTAATCAAATATGTCATGCGGGAACCAAAACCCCATCTGTTCTAACTCTCTTACTCCGTGCAGCGTCACTGGAATTACCACCATGTGATGTAAAAAAGCACGAAGAGTTTTTTCAGTCACACACGAATATCTATCATCTACCACAGTTTCTCTGACAACAGATGCAAAGCACGCAGTATCGGTTTGCCATTGAATTCCTTGATATCCAATGGGTTCATTCTTGATCCCTGGGGCAGGCGCATTTTGTTGCACCAGAGTCCCGGAAGGAGATACATGACGGTCAAACAATTCATTAATTTGATCTATCTCGGCCTGATCAAGATAGTAATTGATGTTCTCACTGTAGGCTGTTACTGTGTCCTTGGACTCGAACTTTCCTAAATAATCTATGCTCCCAACTTTGCTTAGTTCAAGTAGCGTTAGTACCAAATACTGACGTTCAGGGGTTGCATAAGTTCCGCCGTAGTAACTAAACACTTGTTCAATCTTTTTAGAATTTGCAAACCAGTCTCGTTTGGGTAATTCAGTAATATTATCAAACCAACGTTCACGAAATCGATCTGCGTGTGTAAACAATTTTTCCTGAATTGAGAAAGATTGTTGTCCCATGACTGAACAATATTGTTTCCACCAACTTGCAATACCCAAGTGATGTGTAGTAACCAGTGTTATATTTGTAATATCAGCACAGCGCCTGCGTAGCCAGTGGTGAATTGCAATGAGAATTTCCGATGTAACAGCTTCATCGTACACTAGTCGCTGTGGGGTAGAGAAAGATTTTGTCCAATCATAATTGCCGAACATTTGATCTAGCTCATGTTCAATATATAACAATTTTGGTTCGTGGGCTGGAGCCTGTGTGACCGCAGTTAATAGTATATGATCAATTACTCCAACTAGATCACTCATGTTAAAGCAGAGCCTTGACTTGTAAAAATTCCAGTGCGTCGTGCAGAAGATCTATCTGCCTGCGGCAGTCCTCTAACGCATGATGGCTAGCAGGGTACTTGTTTAAAGAGGGGCAAAGGCTGTACACAGTTCGTGAGTCTCGTACCGAATAGTACTTCCAGGGCATGTTGATCTTGTGGCTCTTGTAGGCGTGCTCCAAGATAGTAGCATCAAAAGTCGGACCGAGCGCCCAAAAATGTTTGCTTTGCCAAATCAGCACTCCTAATTCTTCAAGAGCTTGTGCCAAGGGGATGCGGCCTTCTTCACCAAACGCTTCGTCCTTGGCAGCAGCAGGTTGAGTAGCCCACCAGTCAATAGTGCTTTGCTCGATATTTCGATCAGGCTGGCTATCAATGCTGATGCGAGCATAGTACGATCTAAGCTGTTTGTGCGGGCGCCTAACCAACGGATCAAAGCACTGGGCCGCAATAGTTAAAATACAGGCGTCGGGGCCTGTGCCGCAAGTTTCAAGGTCTACCATACAATCTGCCATGCTGCATTATAGCAGTATCACATTTGATTGTCAAAGTCTTCGAACAATTGTTCCTTGGTTTTATCGCATCTCATACCTTTTTGTGAGTTGTTCGATAAAGATATTACACGCAGATTTGACCAATGTCCGATTATATACGGTGGTATGTTGTCCCTAAATCCTTGTTGAATGCTGTAAATATGATCCAGGGCATTTTTACTACGGTTAAGTCTATTTGGATTTATTTTGTTAAACTGAGTTTTCCAGTTCTCTTCGGACACTTGCCAAACAGCATCGTAATATAATCTACGTAACGATCTCAAATGCTTAGGTGTAGCACCGTTACTAATTCTTTTATCTGAAACTTTTTTTCTTGCTTCATTAGTTTTACTACCGTTTTCAACACCGTATCGTTCTAGGCAAGTTTGTTTAGATTTTTCTCTGTCAGCTGATGTATATGTAGATTTATCTCTATACTTTCTACCATTAGCTACTGCTTTTAGATTGCTTAGCCGATTTTTTTCTCTAGCCGACTGCGAATAACAGTTAGCAAAATCACCTCTGTTTGCTTGAAACTTTCCCTTAGCAGAACGACTAGATGTGATCAGATATCTATTTTCCCACCATTTAACCGGGATTTGTGTAATCGGGCATAAAGGTATTGACCATACATCATTAAGTATGTGCCAAAATCGTTGTTTGGGTTTTGCAGATTCTGGAAGGAATTCAGTTGTCTTTATAATCCGTTCCCAGAGTTCAGGATGCGTTTTATAAAGATATCTTGTTGCCGATTTATTATAAGAAGTGTCGTTGTTGATAATGGATAAGAGTATGGATTTCATACTCTTATTTAGTCTTATCCTACTACAAACGTTATTTAACCAATTACAAGTGTTAGAGGGGCACTGCCATCTACATACAGGTACAGATCTGCAATACATCTATCCATCATAGCTTGGCCTTCTGATTTCATAGCAGTGCCGTTTAAGGTGCCGCCGCCCTGTGGACCAGCAATTGTTCCGAACTTTTCACGAGCTTCGCCGATAATGTACTTGGCTGCACCCACCATGTGATCCCGTACCCACTGGCTGATCTGGAAGTCAGCTAACATTGTAATTTCGGGTTTGAGATTATAGGACCAAAGCAACACCACTTCGCCAGTGCCTTTGGGGTCGCGGATCAGTTGAAGTTTCTTGGTTACTGGATTCCATGTATAGTTGATATAGCCGCCAAACATTCGGGCTGCCAGTTCAACATACTGCTGATAGAAGTCGTAAGTGGCCAGGCCGCCTTGAGAGTTAAAGTTCATCAAGTACACATTGAGCGATGCTGCACCGAACGGGTCAAAGCTGTTGGTGCCGCCGCCGGTGCTGAGGCCAATTGTACGTCTAAAAATTTGCCGTACCTGAATAACTTCCTGCGGCAAGGTGTATTCATTAACGTCATTCAAGAGCTGCATAAAGCTATAGCTCTCTTCGTAGGCGTTTTGTGCCCGCTGTCGATACACACCTATTGTGCGTTGATATGCTGCTTCGTAGTGTGCAGGATCCAGCTCAATGTCAACAATCAGACTACCGAGCTGGAGTTGCACATATTCAATTAGCTGTTTT